AACATACGACCGTCGACCAGCATTTACGCCGTAACGCCATGTTTCTTGAACAGACGGGAAATATCCAGACGGACGACCCCGTGCGGTTCTTTGAAATCGGTGAATTTACGGTTAAAGCAAATACGGGCAGTGCAGCTGAAAAGGTAAGCATTGTTTCCGATAGTTCTTCTGATGTTTCGCCTCTTGAAGTACAGATTATAGGAGAAAGCGGAAGTATAACCGTACAGGAAAGTAAAGCTATTACTGGTACGACTTCAGTCGATTCTATTACAACGTGGGACGCCAGCCAGAAATTGCAGATAAGTATAGGAACATCTGACGGTACTGTTCCTCAACTTAACGGTGTAGTTACCGTAACAGGAACGACAAGTAGTACCGTACTTACAAAAATCAGTACATTTGATTTAACTACCCAGTATAAATGGATTGAAGTCAGCCCGACACCTAAAGCAAGCGGTACTCAACCTACGTGGAAAATCTGGTATAAAAAACGTCTGCGACCGTTAGTAAATGATAATGATATGCCGCTTATAGATTGTGGCGACGCACTTATTATGGGCGGATACGCCGACGCATTACATGAAGACGGAAGTGAAAATGAAGCTAATATCGCAGAGAACAAGTTCACAGGATTGGTTGAAGAATTATGGTCTTCTTTGCAGAACCCTTACCAAATTGAACAGTTTATTCCTCAACAAAACCAGTTTGCTCTTGTTGATGATTACGGCCGACCAGTACTTTTAGATTGATAGGAGATTAGATGAGTATAAGAACTAATAACAAACAGAAAGTACGTGTCCAGACGTTTAATCTCGGGCAGAACAGTGCTGCTGAACCTGGAGTCTTAACGCCAGGGTTTGCATCATTGATTGAAAATGGGACGATTACTGACCTTGGGAAATGTGCCCAAAGGAAAGGGTTAACTCGGACAGGTGAGAATCCCGATACGTTGATTTCAGAATGGCGGTTTGATGACGGGACGAGTGATGATAGTAAAGGCAGTAATGACGGAACTGATACTAGTATTACCTACGTTGACGGACAATTCGGGAAGGCCGCTAGTTTTAACGGGACGACTTCTAGTATAGTTGTCTCCCAAGATTCTTCTATTGACGTTAATTCAATGGGGCCTTTCCGGATTAGCTGTTGGATTTACGTTAAATCTGACGGAGAGAATAATGTTGGTCGTATAGTAGACAAATTAGAAAGTGTAGTTACCCAAGGTGGATATTCATTAAACGTGCAGAACGAAGTGGCAGATACAGTAAAGCTACGTTTTGTAGTTCTTCATGCTACCACAGATATGGACGTTATTACCTCCACTACAATTCCTATAAATACGTGGACAAAAATAGATGCGGTTTATCATACGGATAAAAGTGGTGATATATATATTAACGGTGCAATTGCGTCTTATGGGACAGATACTGCGGGAGTAGGTAGTGTAGAAGATGATTCGGGCAATGACCTTTATATAGGAAACCGCAGCAATCCTAACCGTTCTTTCGATGGTTATATTGATATGTTACAGATTTACGACGGGAATTTCAATGCTGCTCAAATCGCAGTTGATAGAATTTACGGCTTAACTCGGTACGAAGTAGGGACGACAGTAGATAGAGTATACAGAATAGTTAATACGAGTTTACAGAGATTAGATGACGACTTTAAAGATTGGACTGATATAGATACGGGATTTACAGCCGATTTAGTTACGAACTTCGTTCAGGCAAAAGATATATTGTTCATTTTAAATGGTACTGAAAACGTACATACTATGGACAGTGGTGAAAACATTACGGACGAAGGTAATACCAACGCTGACCCGCCTCGTACAACTGTCGGGGAATATATGCCGAACAACAGGTTATTTCTGTCAGGGTCAAAAACTATAGCAGAACGTGATTACGTTTGGTTTAGTGACAGTCTTGACCCGCAGACGTTTGACCGTAACGTGAATGTTTTTAAAGTACGCAGCGGGGGCGGCGGTGCGATAAAAGCGTTAAAACAGTTTCGACAGGACGAACTTATTATTTATAAAGAAGATAGCATTTTCATGTTATCTAACACTTTCGGGTCGACACCTCTTACGGATTGGACACTAACGGTTGTTAATCCCAATATCGGGTGTAAAGCGGGCAGAAGCGTTATTAATTTGGGCAACGAACATATTTTCTTATCCGATGACGGTGTTCGGTTACTGACTCGAACGGAGTTCGACACTATCAGAAACGGGATTGTTAGTGAGCCTGTAAACGATATTATTTTACGCATTAATAAAGATGCGATAGATACGGCATGTGCGGGGTTTGTAGATAACAAGTACGTACTTGCGGTTCCTATCGATAGCGCTACTCAACCTAATTATATACTTATCTGGGACAGGATAGCTACGAAAAACACAGGGAATCTTAACTCTGGGTGGACCGTTATTCCTACAGATACGTGGCAACCTTCGGTTTTTCAGACATTTGAATTTAGCGATAATAAGACCACGTTACTGATGGGCGATAACAGGAACTTTTCCACCGTTTATAAATGTTTCAGTGGCAACACCGACAACGGTGCTACGATTGAAATGAAACTTGACACGATTGAACATTTCGCAGACGGTGTACAAAAAGCAATTTGGTATCCATTGCACGTAGTAGCGGAATCTACAAACAGTACACAAGTAAATATTAGTGCTTCTGGCGACACAACTGAATTTCGTGATATAGGAAACTACGATGTAAGCCAAGGGTCAGGTGTTGATTTCCCCGTAGATTTTCCTATAAGTTTCGCAGGTGGTACAAAGAAAGATATAGGATTTTTTAACCCCAAGAAACTTGGTCGTTCTCGGTCAATAAAAATCCGTTTTATACATAACCAATATAATAAATCAGTAAAGATAAATGAATATACGTTGTATGCTAAAGTGAAGGGATAATCTATGGGAAATGTAAGTATAACCGAATTGATAACTGGTGAACAAGACGTACAGGCTTCGCAAGTTAATAATCTTGTATTACCATTACTTAATGAATTTAATGGCAGTATTGATAACAGTAATGTAAAAGCAGGGGCGGCTATTGCGTATACAAAATTATCACTTGGCGGTAGTATCTTAAATAGCGATATAAACGCAAGTGCGGCTATAGCGTATAGCAAACTGGCAGCTTTAACTGACGGGAATATACTGGTAGGGAACGGAAGTAATGTGGCCGTAAGTGTAACGCCAAGTGGTGATGTGAGTGTTGCTAATACGGGTGCTATGACCGTTACCGACCTGACAATTACAAATGAAGCAGATGGAGATTTACTCCAGTTTGACGGTTCTAATTGGATAAGGGTTGCGAAAGGAAGTGCAGGACAAGTATTAAGTAGTGACGGTACTGATAGTTCGTGGTCTGATACGTTTGGAACACAATCAGATAAAAGTGCAAGTTACGGTGCTCAACAAGCTGCAACAGCTGGGTTTGTTACTGCCCATGCTACGGGTGACGGTGGAGCGTTTAGTTTTGTAGGGTATTCCGATAGTGCTGCTGACCCGACTACTATTTTAAACCAAGTGGTAATTTCTTCTTCACATATAGCCTCTGGTGATAAATACGGTATAAGTTTTCCCGTCTTAAGAGGTGATTACTGGAAAATAGTTGTAAGCGGTCAATCGGCAATATCAGTTTACTTTAACCCATTAGGAGCATAATATGTCACAAGAAACTATTGAAATCTTACGTCAACGAATAGAACAATTAAATAACAGAATAACCGAACTTAACGAGAAAAAAGTTGATTTACAGGAAAAGAAAGCTAATATTATAGATATTGGCACGGATAAAGTTGAGACTATAAATAATAAACTAACGAGTGTGCAGGAACAGATTGTTCGGGCGAGGAATATAAAGCAGACATTCTTGAACGATATTGCAGTTCTAACTCCGTAATAATGTTTCGTTTAAGAATTGGTTTTTAAAGCGAAGATGTAACTCCATAGTATGGTAGAAGTTAAGAAAGATAGTAACGGGAAAGTAATAGCTTGGCTTGAATATAACGAGTTAGATAACAAGACACGGTTCTGCAAAGACGGTGATTACCTTTGGGTTAATGATTTTTGGATACATAAAGATTATCAACGTAACGGAATTTTAAACGAGTTCATACAGGGCATTATACCACGGTTTCCAAAAGCCAGGTATCTATACTGGTCAAGGCGAAAGTATAATGACCGTAAAAGTATTTGTAATATACATAGATATGGTGACAATATTAAATTGATTAAAAGGAGATAATATTATGGGTGGAGGAAGCAAACCTACTCAACCATCAGTACCAGACCCTTCTGATGTAGCGAAAGAATCTATACAAGCGCAAATAGATGCGTTACCGGAAATCTTAAAAGCACAACAAGAGTTTGGCCCGCAGTTTACACAGACTGAACTTGACCTTGTAAAGCAGTTTGGTGGACAATTTGTACAAGAGCAACTTGGCTTACAAGAGCAGTTTGCCCCTGGATTTGGTGCAGCTGCAAGAGAAGCACAACGGGCGTTTAACCCTGAGAAGTTTGCTACTCAAGAAACAGCGCAGCGATTACTACAATCTGAACTTCAACGCCCCATTGATGAAGTATTATCGCCAAGTGAAGAGGCGCAGTTTCAACGTCAATCACGAGCAGCGACGAGTGTACGTGGGTTGGGTGAAAGTGGGTTTGGAGCATTAGAGGAGGTAAGGGGTCTTACTGATTTACGTAATGCACTAAAACAACAGAGACTCAATCTTGCATTAAGTTCGGCAGGTTTGGCAGCAATACCTGCAGCTAATGTAGTTTCCCCTAATGTCAGTCCTGGGGGTTTAGTACAGAACGTAACACCGCAACAAATATTTGGGTTAAGGAGTGATATATTTAAAGGACAGAGTGATATAGCTGCAGCGCAAGCTGCTAATAGCGGTGGTTTGCTTGGTTCATTAATAGGTGCAGGAGGCTCAGCACTTGGAGGATTATTTCAAGGTGCAGGGTCAGCAGGCTCTTTTAGTGCATTATTCGGAGGTGGAGGTACAGCTGCAGGAGGAGCAGAAGCAGCAACAGCTTTAGCAAGTACGGCCGCAGCAGCTTCAAGTATAACGTATAAAGAAAACGTAACTGAAAACACCTTTGATTCACTTGATATTATTGACAACCTTAATATAGTAAACTTTGATTATAAACCTGAAATGAAAGCACCAGATAAACGGTACGTTGGTGTAATAGCAGAAGAAGCACCAGATATTCTTACTACTAAAGATAAAAAGTATTTTGACCTTTATAGTACAGTAGGGATTTTGCTTGATGCAAATAAACGACTACTCAAGCGGATTGAGAAACTTGAGGAGGTAGAGTAGTGACTAATTTAACCGTAGGGGAAGGTATTGAAAAGGCGGGAACAAGTCTTGGAGCAGGTCTTGCTGCGTTCGGTAAAGGGATTGGAAAACGAAGAGAAGAAGAACGTAAAAAAAGTAAATTAGAACAATCTATTGTTGAGTCAGAAGATTTAATAGAATCGGCTTTGGAAAGACTCGATATTGACCCCAAAAGCAAAGAAGGACAGTTTATAAAATCTGGTTCTATAGACCCCAAAACAGGATTGGTTGACTTTCAAAAGTTCAGTGCTGGTGTTAAAATTAGTGATTTAACTCCAGAAGGGAAACTTGCAGAAGCAGAAGGTAAAGCTGAAGATAAACTTGGCATAGATATACCAACTGGAACACCACGGCATGAAATAGGAGAACTATTAAGAAAAGATGAATTACAAAAAAGTGTGGAAAAAGAAGCAGCAGTTTATGGTGTATTCAGAGAACCAGGTGAATCTTTAGGAGACTTATCTAAAAGAAGTCTTGAAGCTAAAATGGATTTTGCTGCAAAGCAAGCAACAAGAACTGAAAATGAAAAAGATATTCTTGAAGCTCAACAGGTAACTTTACGTGGAATTTTAAAGACAAGTTCTATGAGTAATGCTTGGGTTGATATGGTTCTAGAACAATCAAGTCTAACTGGTATCCCTATAGGCCCCGCTTTGGGCTTATCTATGATATTTACAGACCCAGTAAAATTCAATGAATTTGAAGAAGCATTTACTGGAACTTCAAATGACTGGGCTGCATCGCAAGTTGCTACTCACATGAAAGGTAGTAGAGCTTCTATTCTAATGGAGAAGTTTAAAAAATCTAAACCTGGAAAATTCTCTACAATACCAAGTGGTATTAACAACCTTGCTAAATCTTATGAGGGTATTATAAGTGTTGATATGGCACAACATCCACAAGCATATATGCCCGAAGGACATGAATTCAGAAATGTACCTGCAGACCATAATTATTTAAAGTCTAAATTAGAAATGTTCTCACGTGATTATAAACAGGGGATGTATGAATCCATATACCAAAGAGCATCAAAATTAATACCTAAAGAAAAAATTAAAGAGTTTAACCTTATAATGTCAACAGGCAAAATGAAAGCTATAAGAAAAAGACATAACTTCTAAAGATAGGTGATTATATGGGAACAGGTGGATTCCAAACATTAGACCAAAAACTTGATTACTTTACTGGTGTTATTGAAAAAGACCCAGACTTCCAGGAACTATCTCCTGAAGAAAAAAGTGCTTTAAGTAAAGAATATTTTAAAGCTAACGATATTCTTTTTGAAGAACCAGAACCTAGGAAACCTATATTTGAACCTATACCAAGAGAAGAAGTAAGTAGACGACAGCATGTTTCTTCTGGTCCTACTGGTGTATTTGAAGATATGGTTGAAGAACCAAAAGCGTTACTTCAAACCGCACAAGAAATGGGTATCGGAGGTATGGAGTTTGTTAATGGTTACGGTATGGGTGTTCCAAGAAGATTACTTAAAGAGTTTACTAATCTTGAAATACCAACCCCACCAACCTTAACAGGGAAAGCATTACAACTTGGTGGATTAGGTTTTGGTCTATCTAAAAGTCCAGTAAGTAAATTAGCAAGTGTTATCGCTGCCAAGACTGGTTTAACAGGGATAGGTATGGGAAGTGGTGCAGTAAAGAGCGGAATTGAAGGAGCTTTAATCGGTGCTTCTTATACACCAGAAAATGTAGAAAACCCACAACAGGAATTAGTGCAAAGAGGATTAGGTAGTGCATTTGGTGGAGCATTGGGCATAGTGGTGGGTTCTTTAACAGGAGGAATTAAGGCTTTTAAACAGTGGAAAAGAAAAATGTTATCAGATGACCCTGTTGATATTGTCAAAGGTCAAATGGCAAAAACAGAATCGTTCAGTAAAGAAAGAATAGCCAAATTTGAAGAACGTATTATTAGATATAAAGATAACATTACAAAAGGTCTTCAGAAGCAAGCTGCTAATGATGCACAATATATACAAGGTGAAGTAAAAAGAATGTTAGGAGATATGTCTGAAGGGTATGGTACACGCCTCGTTCAAGTTGGAAATAAGATTGTAAAGGCAAAAGGTGGGGCGATAACACAGGGGGAATTTAAAACTATTCTTGATGATACGATAAGTGAGATGAGAAACTCGAATCTTAATAGTGGTAAAGTTGCTAGTGAAATACATAGGTTAGCAGGAAAATACAAGTTAGAAATAGTTGGTATGGCAGATGATGGACTTCCTGTTCTTTCTTCAAAGAATCCTGATACGCCACTTAACTTTCAAAAAATACATAAAGAAATTGTAGGTATTGGTAAACAAGCTACTAAAGCAGCGAGGACTGGTGGTAGGTTTACTTCTGATGACATACCTCTTGCTATCTTTAAGAAAAACTGGGGTAGATTTTTAGAGCAATGGGATGATAGTATGAAAGTATTGAATAAGGATTATGCTGAATCAATGACTGTTATGAAAGATGTAATGCGTGTTGTTAAACCGTATAAATCACACATATCTTCTGGTCAATTAGCGGGAACTATTAATCGAGTTGCTTCTGGTAAAGGTACAGTACAAGATAGACAACTCCTTGATGCAATAAAAAAGGGAAACGTAGTTTACAAAAGGAAACAGACCCTGTTTCAAATAAAAGTTTAAACCTTGGTTCTAAAGTACAACGTGCAGAGAATCTTCTAAGCAGAGGCGGAAAAACAGGTGGTATAAAATCACACATTACAAAACAAACCGAAAGTAACATGAAACGATTAGGTTTGGCTTTAGATGTTGTCGAAGCAGCAAAACGAAGTGCAAAAGTAGCATCTGTAGTAAATAAATGGGTAGGTTGGGGTGCCATAGCTGGTTCTTTAACTTATGCAGGTCATAGGTTAATTACAGGTAAATTACTTGACGAAATAAGAAACATAACAGGTGTTCAAGCTAGGAGTTAATGTAATGTTACAAATCGGCCTTTCAACTTCAGAAACTCTCCTCGCCCGCCTTATCCGCTGGTTCGGTAAAAAGCAGACTGGCGAAGCCTTATGGACGCACGCCTTTCTAAAGAAAGGCCAGTTAATAATAGAAGAAACACCGTTTGGTCTACGGATACTGGACT